CTCTGATTCAAATAGCGTCGTAAAGTCTACTGCGGCACGGGAAGCCATCGGAGCATCCTTAATAGATTTGAGAAAAATTTATTAAGGAGATTTTATGAGGTATATCGCAAGTTGTAGCTGTGGCAAGGACAGTCTTGCTATGGTCTACAAAATTATAGAACAACAACTCCCACTCGATGAAATTGTTTTTTACGATACGGGAATGGAGTTTCAATCAATCTATCACAACTGGGAACAGTTAACAAGATATGCGCAAGAGCGCGGAATTAAATGCACTACCCTTCGCCCCAAGTGTCCGTTCTTATATACGATGTTTGAGCAACCGCACAAGTCTCGCAAAGACGGAGTTGTAAGGTACGGATATGCTTGGTGCGGCGGACGTTGCCGTTGGGGTACAAGTGAAAAACTGAAAGCAATTGACAAGTATTGCGAACAAGAAGACACAATTTGCTATGTCGGTATCGCTGCCGATGAAACGCTGAGACTTCAAAAGGAGCGCAAAGATTATAAGCGCTTCCCTCTCGCAGATTGGAATATGAGTGAAGCCGACTGCCTGCAATATTGTCAATCACACAATATCAAATGGATTGAAAAATGCCGTGATGGATACATCGACCTTTACTCAATCCTTGACAGAGTTTCGTGTTGGTGTTGTGCAAACAAAAACCAATGGGAACTTTACAACTACTGGAAGTACCTACCAGAATATTGGAATAAGCTCAAGGAGCTTCAAAGCAAGATAGCACGACCATTTAATAGGTACACAATCTTTGAATTGGAAAAACGCTTTGAACAAGGCTATATACCAATTCACCGCATCAAAAAACAAGGAGATACATAATGAAATCATTTCGCCTAAGCATTACAAGAGATGGCAAGTTGTCAATAGCTTGTCCAGAGTGTGGCTCTACCAAGGTGGAAGTTACCAACTACCCCGCTAACGAGGTTGACAAGATAAAGTGTCGCCACTGCGGTCACACGCTGTATAGACCATTCCCACAACCTAAAGGTTACCACCAATTTACGATAGACGAACTTGATAAGAATGACGAAGAGGAAAATAATGAAATTCGAGAACACACAAGTATTTAATTTTGAGGGCGCGTTGCGTGGTATGCGCAACCCCAAAAATAGCTGGAATAAGAGCGACAGTTGGCGGGACTATGATTGCGATAACGGCGACATTTATATGATTGGAGCGAATGATATGAAGCTCGCCACCACGCTCATCAAGGCTGGTAGCGAACACCGTAAATTTTTACGGCAAATCTTTGTGTCTGTGGATATTACCGCTCCCCTTTATTGGTGGAAAGAATTCGACACATATAAAGTCGGGACTGTTGCAAACTCAACCTCAACAATGCACAAACTGGCGTCCACTCCTATCACCATCGATTGCTTTGAAACTGACGATTATCACAGCATTGTCTTTGACACAGAAGAGCAAAACCCTCTCGCGCAAAAGATAAACGTTTTCAACGCTATTGAAAATGATCTCATTCCGTTCCTTGAAACGTTGAGGGTTGTGTACAACAAAACTCAGAACAAGCAAATTTGGAAGGAACTCATCCGCTGGCTTCCAGAGAGTTGGCTACAAACACGAACAGTAACGTTAAATTACGAAAACCTCTTGACTATTTGTAGGCATAGACGACATCACAAATTGAACGAGTGGTCTGGAGCCGACAAAATAGACCTTCCGAACTTTATATCGTGGGCACGTTCGCTCCCATATGCAAAAGAATTCATCTTCTACGACGAAGAAACACAACAATAAGGAGAATACATAGTGCGCAATTTTATTTGTATATCTGGTAAAGCACAAAACGGTAAAGATACATCGGCGGAAATTTTTAAGAACGAACTCGTTATACGCGGACATTCTGTTCTGGTTATCCACCAAGCAGACTTACTCAAATATATATGCAAGTCATTCTTTAATTGGAACGGCGAAAAGGATGATGCGGGCAGAACACTTTTGCAACAGGTCGGCACAAACGTCATTCGCAAGGTTGAACCTGATTTTTGGGTTGATTTTATAGCGAAAGTCACGAGCTTCTTCAAAGACACATGGGACTATATCATTATTCCAGATACACGGTTTCCAAATGAACTCGAAAAACTCAAAGCTGATGACGCCAACGTTTTTCACGTCCGCGTCATACGAAAAGACTTCGTTAGCCCATTAACAGAAGAACAACAACGACATCCTTCGGAGACGGCGCTGGATGGCGTTGAGAGCGACTTTACGCTTGTCAACGATAAAGCAATCGAAGACTTATACAGCGGCGTTGTAGACATCCTTGACGCCATTGAGAAAAGAGTTAAGGAGAACTAAATGACAAACAATTACTCTAACATCACGTTGCTGGTAGATATGGATGATACCATTGAAAATCTAATACCGGCGTGGGTTGAGTGGCTCAATAATAAGCACAGCACAAACGTCAAACCAGATGACGTTACGGACTGGAATATGCAAAAATTCTATCCGAAGTTGAGTATTGACGAGGTATATGCTCCGCTTTATATCGATGAGTTTTGGACGACAATTGAACCCAAGCAGGACGCTATCTACTACCTATCCAAAATTAACGAAATGGGGTTTAACCTATATATTTGCACGAACTCAAATTATAAAACTATTCGATGCAAATTGGAACACATTATTGATCAATATTTCCCTTTTATTTCTTGGAATCAAGTAATCAACATTGCCCACAAACAATTGATAAATGCAGATATTTTGGTTGACGATGGCATTCATAATTTGATTGGCGGGTCGTACAGAAAAATATTGATGACCGCATACCACAATAGAGATTACGACGCACAAAGCAACGGTATGGTTAGAGTACATAATTGGGAAGATGCGTTCGATAAGATTATCGAATACTCTGACCAACTATTAAAAAGTAAACACGGAGAACAACTAAATGCAGATTATTAAAAAAGACGGAACATTATCGGAATATAATGACGAAAAAATTGTGAGCGCGATAAGCAAATCTGCCGAGCGCGTAATGGTTAATTTCACCGACGAAGAAGTTAAAAAAGTTTGTGATAAGGTAAAATCAAGGCTGCCACAACAAAACGAGATTAGCATACTTGAAATGCACCGACTGGTTGAAACCGCACTCGATGAGGTAAACCCAAAGGTTGCAAAAAGTTATCGTGACTACCGCAATTACAAGCAAGATTTCGTTCACATTCTCGATAAGGTATTTAAGAAATCTCAGACAATTCGATACATAGGTGACAGAGATAACGCGAATACAGACAGCGCACTCGTCCCCACTCAAAGAAGCCTGATCTACAATGAACTCAACGGAGAACTATACAAGAAGTTTTTCCTTAACGTAGAAGAACGTGCGGCAATGAATGAAGGGTTTATTTATATCCACGACAGATCGGCACGTTTAGACACGATGAACTGTTGCCTGTTTAATATAGCCAAAGTTCTTGCCGGCGGCTTTGAAATGGGCAACGTGTGGTACACCGAACCAAAGACGCTTGACGTTGCGTTTGACGTTATCAGCGACATCACTATCAGCGCGGCGGCTTGCCAATATGGCGGTTTCACAATCCCAAGGGTTGACACTATCTTGGCACCATATGCACAAAAAAGCTATGAAAAATACAAACGCGAGTTTTATGCTATCGCATCGGCATTGAACAATTCGGGTAAGACAGTAGACGAGCAAGCCGACGTATATGCCGAACGTAAAGTACGCCGCGATTTTGAACAAGGCTTCCAATCTTGGGAGTATCGTTTCAACACCGTCGGCAGTAGTCGCGGCGACTACCCTTTCATTGCCACATCCTTTGGAATTGGAACAAGCCGCTGGGAGCAAATGGCTACGGAAGTTATCTTAAAAACTCGAATGGGTGGTCAGGGCGCGGACGGTCATAAGAAACCCGTTCTCTTCCCCAAACTCACATTCTTGTATGATAAGAACTTACACGGCGAAGGTAAGCCTATGGAATATCTGTTTGATGCGGCGGTTGAATGCTCAAGCAAATCTATGTACCCAGACTTCCTTTCCCTTACGGGCGAAGGTTACATACCGAGTATGTACAAAAAGTACGGCAAGGTTGTATCTCTCATGGGGTGTCGTGCATCTCTCTCGCCTTGGTATGAACGCGGCGGAATGGAACCGGCAGACGACAATGATGTTCCCGTGTTTGAAGGCAGATTCAACCTCGGCGCAATTAGTCTGCACCTCCCTATGATACTACAAAAATCAAGACAAGAAAACAGAGATTTTTATGAGGTGCTTGACTACTATCTTCAACTCATAAGGGGACTGCATAAAAAGACTTACGATTATCTGGGCGAAAAACTTGCCTCTACAAATCCGCTTGGATATTGTCAAGGCGGTTTCTACGGCGGGACACTTAATCCTGACGACAAAATTAAACCCCTGCTCAAACCTATGACAATGAGCTTCGGTATCACTGCCTTGAACGAACTTCAACAACTATACAACAAAAAATCGATTGTGGAAGACGGCGAGTTTGCCTTAGAAGTAATGACCTACATCAACAAAAGAGTCACAGAATTTAAGAAAGAAGACAACATTCTATATGCGATCTACGGAACGCCGGCAGAGAGTTTGGCTGGGTTGCAAGTTGAACAATTCAGGAAGAAATACGGAATAATTCAAAACGTTTCCGATAGGCTATATGTTTCAAACAGCTTCCATTGCGGAGTTTGGGAAGACATCACACCCATCGAAAAGCAAGATTATGAGCGCCGCTTCTGGGATTTATTTAACGGTGGCAAGATACAATACTGCCGCTACCCTGTCGCCTATAATAAAGATGCCATTAAGACGCTCATCAGACGCGCAATGGACTTTGGCTTCTACGAGGGTGTAAACCTTTCGCTGTCCTACTGTGAAGATTGTGGTTACGAACAGTTAGATATGGATAAATGCCCGAAGTGCGGCAGCGAACTCATCACAAAGATTGACCGAATGAACGGCTATCTTGGTTACACGAGAGTACACGGACGCACGAGATACAATGACGCAAAGAACGCCGAAATCAAAGATAGGATTTCAATGTGAGGCAGATATGAATTACCATAATATTTTGCATGACAATATGCTGAACGGCGACGGCTTACGTGTTGTTCTTTTTGTGTCGGGTTGCGAGCACAACTGCAAAGGGTGCCACAACCCACAAACCCACGACCCATTGTCTGGAATTGAGTTCACACAAGCAGAAGAAGACGAGATTTTTGAACAACTTTCTAAGCCGTATATTCAAGGGTTGACACTCACGGGCGGCGATCCCTTACATCCCTGCAACTACGAAACCCTTCTTAAACTTTGCAAGACAATTAAGAAAAAGTTTCCGAATAAAAACATTTGGCTCTACACTGGATATCGTGTTGAAGATATCCCAGAGGAGATGAAAGAAATCTTCCAATATATCGACACTGTCGTTGACGGACGATTTGTTGAAGAATTGAAAGACGTTAATCTCCCTTATATTGGTTCATCCAATCAAAGGATTATCCGCTTAAATAAACGAATATCTGCCACGCTCAACTTTGGCATTTTTAATGGAGTACATAAGTAAATGATAAAATTTGAAAAGATAAGCAAAAAGCAATTTAACATCGACGTCAAAGATAATGAAATTCCTTGCTCTTACTCGCAGATTATATTGCCGCGCAGGGCTACGAAAGCAAGCGCTGGTTATGATTTTTTCTCACTCGTTTCATTCAGTCTTGCCCCAGGTGAACAAATAAAAATTCCAACTGGTATTCGCATCATATTGCCAGAAGATAGGTTCCTAATGATAGTGCCGCGTAGTAGCTTGGGGTTTAAGTACAGGCTCCAGCTCAACAATACGGCAGGCATCATAGACTCCGATTATGCTTACTCCGATAACGAAGGACATATATGGATTAAGATTACAAACGACTCTAAAGACGGCAAAAAATTACATATCACCACCGGTGATGCAATAGCTCAAGGGATAATTCTTCCCTTCTTCAAAACTGATGATGACACCACGGACACAGCAAGAAATGGCGGTCTCGGTAGCACCTCAAAATAAGACTTTAGAGCGACATTAACTGGCTTTGATAACTTCTTCGAGAAACTCAATGAAGTGTCACAGCGGTTAAATGGCGCAGCCAGAATGGCAATTAAGCGGCATTATTATAACACGCGGTAAGCTCAATAATCCGCTTGCAGTTTCATTTTCAGCATAAATATTAAAAAATAAGGGCGACCATTAAAAAAGGTACGCCCTATTTTTATTCACATAAAAGTCATCTTTTATTTAGAATTTTTACCCGCTCCTCTCATACATAAAAAATCTAAGGAGCATTAACTTATGAAGAACAACCAAAACATCCCACGCAACTTGCCCGAACTCGCCGAGATAATGAAGCTTATAACCAGCGGTTCATACTCGGTTAGCCAAAGCAAATTCATCGGAGACATTTTTGAGTGTGGTGCCATTACGATATCGAACATCGTAAATCTATTCGAGAAGAAAGAACGCAGCGAAAGATACGCTCAAATTATGGACTCCTACTCTGAACGAGACCGCTCGCTTATGCGCACGATATTGGGAAAGATATTTGACCTCTTATCGTCTGTCGTCGAAGACAACGGAAGATTCCACGATTATCTTGGCGAACTCTATATGTGTTGTAATCAAGGCAACGACAGAACAGGACAATTCTTCACTCCGTATGATGTATCAAAGTTTATGGCTAAGGTGTCAATAGGCAGTGATATCGTCGAAGTAGCCAAGCAAGACAAAGTAATCTCGATAAGTGACCCGTGCTGTGGAGCTGGCGGAATGCTACTCGCCGCGATTGATGTTATAAAGAATGATTATGGTATCAATTATACGCGAAGTTGTCTGTTTGAGGGATGCGACATTGATATACGATGTGTGCATATGTGTTATCTACAGCTCTCACTCGCCGGCGCGTCTGCCATAGTTAAACATCAAAACACTTTAACTAATGAGCAATGGAGTATCTGGCGTACACCCGCATATATGCTGCAATATCCGCATTTCAAATAAGAAAAAGAAGGCGACCTGTGGAAACTAATCCATAGATCGCCTATTTTTTTATTCATTAAAATACTTATCTCCGAGCCGCGTAGCCCAACCCTCAAACCAAATACTGTCGTAATCTGGCAATTCGTGATACGTCTTTTTACCGCTCCGTACAACTATCTCTCGGTACCAATATCGAATACAAGACGGTATGCTTACCAAGAACGGCATAAATACGCCCAGCATTATGTTCTGTAAGCCGTGCCCGCTCTCGTGGCGTCTGATACTATAAGTCGGGTTCTTGTTAGTTACGAAGAAGCACCCACACTCAAAGCCGCCCCAATTCTCTCCTACTTCAAAATATATGAAATAATGAAACCTATGAGGCTTGTGCCCCGTCACCATCAATGCGATAGCAACAAGGCAGCCCACCAATGTCATCGGCAGCCCCCACGTAAAGGATGCCACCCAAAATCCAATAGCTTTAAGCGTTTTCATTTGTGCTCTCGCTTATGGTCTTATTCTTCAAGTCGTAGATAACAGACTCAATTGTGTTAGAAATCCACGTCTTAATATCACCGAAGTTGCTCTCAATCCATTTCTTCGAGTCATCCGTCAGCTGCGCCAATGCCATTTCACCAGCTTTCGATAGTGCTTCTTTTTGCGCTTCTGCTGTAAACATATTCTTGTCTTTCAACGATTGCACGTAAGTTTGATATGTGGTTTTGACGGCGCGTGTAATCACGTCTACCGCACTTGTGAGATACTTTGCATATTTGCTATTAGCCAGTTTGGAGTTAATTAACGCAATAAGGCGTTCTGCACCCCAGCTCACCAAAGCAGTCAAAACGATGCCGATGATTGAAAGTAAAATTGCTTGCCAATCCATATACTACCTCCTAATTATAAAGCGAGTACCCAAGGCGGCACTCGCTGTTTCTGTTTACGACCAATAGAATAATCGCACATAAAGGTCGTGTATTCTTTGCCTTGCCCAATATGAGTTAAATTTGAGCTGATGACCACGCCACGAACACCACGATGTCGTAACATCTTCAAATGTCATCTTACCCTCTTCAACCCAACGCTTGAACTTTTTAAGTTTTCTGCGCATAAGCGTAATATTTTTCTTGTGCGGCTTGCGTATTATCTTTCCCGTTTTCGTTAAAATGAAATGTGTTTTGAGAAAATTGATACCACGACTTAATTTAATTATCTGGGTTTTCTTTGGATTTAGCTTTATACCAAGTTCGGTACAAATCTCCGTAATCTTTTGCAGACAGTATTTTAAGTGTTCTTTGTCGTGGTGTATTAAGCATCCATCGTCCATATAACGACAGTAATACTTAATACCTAAATCTTCCTTTATATAGTGATCCATTTTATTTGGGAGAGCTAACGCGCAACTCTGCGATATTTGACTACCTAACCCAAGTCCGTTCTCGCCGAAGTCGTCAACAAGTTGTTTGACGATAGCATACAACCTATCGTCCGTGATTTTCTCGCGCAAAATTTTCAACAGCGCAACGTGGTTAATGCTGTTAAAGTATTTCGAGAAATCAAAAACGAGGGCGTAACCCTCGCTGCCGTGTTGTCTATAATACTTTTCCAAATGTCTGTTCATTCGGTTAAGTGCAAAGTCTATTCCGCGAAGTTTAATGCAAGCTCCGTTATCATAGATAAAAGAACGCTTCAAAATCGGAACAAGACTGTAATCGCATAGGCACCGTTGAACAACTCGCTCACTAATATGAACGCTTTGTATATGTCTTGCCTTGCCTCGTTCGATTATATTAAACTCATAAAATCCTTTGCTTTTGAATGTTCCGTCACGCAACATTTTATATGTAGAATTTACGTTGAGCAGAGCATTCGTTCTGTATTTGTGGGTGCTGGATTTCCAGCCCACCCCTTTGCAACATTGTTTGTAACTGTGATACAAGTTATCAAACGTGAAAACTTTATCGTAATCACAATAAATTTCATCAAATTTCCTTTTCTTCTCGAGACGTCTTTGTTTGCGTCTCTGATACCTTAATTCATGTCTTTCCTTGCTATTCATAAAAATTATATACCTTGTACAGTGAAATCATTGTGGGAAAATAACTGCATAGTGATACCTACCATTAAACGCGCTACCACAATCACGCGCAATGCAAGAAGCGTCCGGTAGACCACATCAAAATATTCATTTATCCTTGCGGAAAGGTCATAAACCCCTTTTGTACTTGCGCTGATTTCGTTCCTCTATGGGAATTACTGTGTCTGGCATTATCGTACAAAATCCGAAAGCGACGCCGTTACTGTTGTTGGCATTGTTGTTATTGCTGTTACCGTTGCTGTTGACATAGCAGAAGTTGTTGCTATTATTGTAATACGGAGAGCGAAGCCACCAGTTGCACGCCACGACAAATGTAAATCGGTTCATAACCTATATATAAAAAATCGCCTTAAGACTCGTTTGGAGTTTCTTTAAGACGTTCTTTATCTTTTTTCTTTACTGCGGAAATCAGTTTGGCTTCTTTTTCGATTAAGTCCATCCAAGCACACCAAGTGTTCGACTTAACTTCTTCTCCAAACATTTCTTTCGCAACATCAAGTTGGGAAATTAAGCATTGCAAATCGCAATTTGCCCTCGTGAGATAATCTCTACGCATCTGTATTTCCAGCTCACCGGAAGGGAAAACGCTGTTTGCTGCTTTGACATTGTTGTACACCGATTGCGATAGTCTCACAATTTCGGTAGTAATAAAAAAGGTATATCGTTTAGGAAATTTGACACAATTTCGTAAGGTGAAAATCTCTAACTGTCTTGCAGTGTCTATGAATTGTAATTGTGATTCATTTCTGTTACTTTTAAGTACCGCCATCTTTATCTCCTTATTGTGTCAGTATTATTTTTTTATTCTTCTGTTTCTTCCCGATCTTCATTTTCGGGTTGAACATACTTAATTGCCTCAAAATATTCGTTATCTTTGATGTCTATATCTCCTATCAGAACAGACGGACTCGCGCCGAGACCAAGATATCTATCGACGTTATCTTGAGGGTTCTTCATATACCATCCGACATTATCGCCCGAAAATTTATATATCAAGTGATAGTTGCCGCATATATGTAGTTCGTTGTTAGCAATATACCCTTGTCCGTTCGCCGCGACGAAGATTAACTTCTCTGCTTCGTTGTGCGGTTCGAGCGTAGGTTTGAAATAGAATTGCTCCATACTTGTCCTCCTTGTTAATTTTTAATTCCGCCACATTGCGTGGCGGATTTCTTTGTTTTGATATGAGATTAAATACAAAAGCCGAAAGCGACGCCGAGACCGCCGTAGGCACCGTAGTAATCGCTGAAACCGTAGCTGTTGACACAGCAGAAGGAGTAGCTATTACCGTAATACGGAGAGCGAAGCCACCAGATGCACGAAGTTGTTGCGCTATCCCCTTGCGCCTTTGCATTGTTATAATTGTAATAATAGTTCTTTGATGTGCCCTTTTCTTGACCAAATCTATTATCATACTTTTGAGCAACGGCTGTATCCGTAGTATAGAAGCAACCTGTACCATCCAAAACAGAGAATGTGCCCGTACCACTCTTTGGTGCCGGAATTTTTGCGCCCTTAAAATAGTCGTATTGAGTCCCCTCACCAGCGAACGAGTTCTGGTACTGTGTAGTGTACATATGGGTTCCCATTACTTCCTCTTGAGAAAACAAAAATAGTTTATCGTCTGTTTCGAGCATATCGCTTGACATACAACCCTTCGATGTCTTTTTCTTTACGGTTTTAATAACTGCCCGTACTTCCTCTGGTAAATAACTAAGCAATAACGGCATCGTATTATTTCGCATCTCACAATTTAACCATCCGCCCGCATTGTAACCAGATTGCCCATCATAGTCTTTCGACGAAGCATTCATCATATAGTTGGTCGCCAATGCGTTTTTCATACCAAGAGTTATGCCCGCTTTTCCGCTTCCATCAGACAAATCATCGTGGTCAAATCCAAGTATGACCATCGTAATTTTCTCACCCGTAGAAAAAGTGATTTGCTTCTCGTCGCCAATCTTAAACGCAGACGACGCTTTGCCGCTCTCGGAAATCGTTTTGATAGTTTCCCAATCGCAATCAGCAAACGACACCATACCCGACGAAGCAAGTAACAAATCCAGTTGACCACCCATCGTTCCAAGCTTCGCCATTATCGCTTCGTATTCTGTCTTTGCGGCATAATGTTGTTGTATATTATTCCCTGCCGCATCGTATGTTGCGGCTAACGGAACATCCACCATAGTTCCGTCCGCGGTTTTACCTTGTAATGTATATCCCGCCATATTTTTACCTCCTTAAAGTAACTTGAAAAATAGCCCACCGATAGCTAAATTCTGACTTGGAGTTGTTTGACCGGCTGTTCCCACCTCAAATGCTTGTGAACCGCCAGTTACTCTCCCTTTTTCATCTACCTCAACAGCGGAGTAAATTCCCGCCGCCACACCTGTTTTACTTAACAATGCAACGATATTGCTATCCTTAGAGCCATCAAAAGTTGTCTCGCCCGTAATGTCTCCCGATATAGATATCTTCCTTGCCGTTGACAGTTTATCCGCCGCCTCGGCTGTTTTTATCGCTGCTGCATCAATCAATTCCTGTACTCGGGCTTCCGTAACGAATGAAGATATTCTCGCGTTTACCCAAGTCTCTGTAGCATAGCCGTCGAGATTGAGTGACTGCGTTCCAAGCATCTCCCACGCGGAGTTGACATAAATATATTCGGTGTATAAGTTGTCATCACCGTCGCCAGTTTTAAGTAAGTATATCGTTGTTTCGCTTATATCCGCAGATGGAAGCTCCGTAACAACACTTACCGAAAATTTAGGAATTGCACTGACCTTTCCTTCAAGGTCAGTAATCTTTTCATCGATTGCGGATATCGTATAGTAATTGATAAGATCGTTTACCGCCCGCGTTATAAATTGACTGACATCAGGAATGTCTGCCGCACCCGCCTTTTCGTCAAGTGCAGATTTCATTTCCGCGAACGCGCCTCCCGCGTCTTTTGCATTTATACCGTCAACGTCAACTATGACATTGCCAGCATTTGTTTCGGGATGTAAAAGTAGAAACTCATCATCCCCAAGTTTTTGCATAACTTGATAATCTTTTTGTGTTACTGCCATAGTTAGTTACCCCTTTTCTTTTCTACAAACCGATAGGAACCGACATCCATATTCTCATCAAGTTCCTCGGTTGTTTTTATTAAAGACAAAGTTTTCGCAACTGTATTAGCTGGAACCTTTGCCGTTGTTTCATCGTCCCCAACGAGTACGAAATATTTCCCTTCGTCATTTCCTTCTCCGAGATTATGTTCCTCATATTCATCAGCCACCGAAGACAGAATGCTCAAATCCTTTGAAGTAAGATCGCCGCTCACCTCAACACCGTTTAATGTGGGTAAATTGATTAACCCTCTATAGTCGCTTGGCAAAAGCGAGAGGACTTTCTTAACTTGTTGTGGTTTCTTTGATTCGCCGCGAACTATCTTCGCGGTTATTTTTTTACTCACTATCATTTTCGTCCCCTCCATCGGTTGGCGGTGTTTCCACCTCTGAACCACCCTCGGGCGGAGTTGGCGGATTATCATTGCCATCGCCACCTGTCGGATTGTCAGGTTCTGTTTCGTCGGGCGGAGTTTCGGGCTCTGTCGGCTCAGTGTTGTCACCTTCGCCAGTGTTATCATCGCCATCGGTTTCACTGTCTTCTATGTAAGCATCTTCAGACAATGTATTCCTCTTTTTCAGAACTATGAAATCTTCGTTGTGTAATAATGTAATCTTACTTCCATCGACAAGCTCCAAAGTCACATCGTATGTATAGAACCCAGGCTTAACTTCATCGGATATTTTTGAAGGGAAACGCAAACAAAACGCTTCTTGCTCTTCTGAGTAAGGCAACTCGCATAAAATCTTTGCGCCAATGCAAGAGAAATAAACTTGTGCAATATACTCGACTTCGAGGTCTTCGACGGCGAAATATATTTCAAGGACGTCACCTTTAATAAACTTAATTTCGTTTTCTGTTCCTTCACAACATCCCATGTTAGTCCTCCAATGCGACAAAGTTCAACGCTATAAATGGCGTGGTAACTTCACCGTCAATTTTATTTGTAGGGCACGGAAGCGCATCTAATAAATCTCTTACATCTCGTGCGGCACTATTAGCATCATTTGTTGCGCTCTCGCAATCCTCTTTTGCTGCCTGAAAATCTTCTTCTCTCTTGGTCTCAGCAGCCACCCTTGCCGTCTCTGCCGATACACGTTGTGCTTCTGTTGTCTCGCGGTTTGTTTCGTTCGATTGTCTTGTTTGTTCTGCGGTGCTCCTATCCGTTTCAGCTTGCGCTCTGCTTGTTTCTGCGGATACCCTTGACGCCTCGGCTAATACGCGGGCATCTTCCCCATCAGCGCGGGTTTCTTCAGCTTCTATGCGTTCAAGCTCATTTGTTTCACGCTCGTCCTCGCTCGTCTGACGTGCAGTTTCTTGCGTTTGCCTGTCTGTCTCAGCGTTTTTGCGAGATTCTTCTGCGGCAACTCTTTCATCTTCGTTGGTGGCGCGTGTATTTTCTGCACTTTCACGCATCGTCTCTGATGCTTTACGCTTGTCTTCATTCTCGTTCCTTTTGGTTTCCGCCATGGCACGTTCATCTTCGGCGTCTTCTCTCGTACTCTCTGCGGTCGCCCTATCGGACTCCGCGGATACGCGAGCATCCTCAGCTGTTGCACGGTTTGACTCGGAGTCCTTACGCGCATTTTCATTTGTGATGCGTTCCGCCTCATTATCCTGTCTGATTTTTTCTTGCGCAACTCGAGTATCTTCTGATTGTTTTCTTATGCTTTCAGCTTCTGCTCTTTTTGATTCTGCGCCGGAGCGAGCAGTCTCCGCTTCCACCCTACTATTTTCCGCTTCCTGTATTCTGCTTTCAAGTGAGCTCACCTCTTTCAAAAGCGTTAATAGTTCATTATAATCATCATCATTTTCGGTGATTATTTTCCCCGATTGAGATTCTGACACAATTACATAAAATGTTTGTGTTGTTAGACATACCGTAGCATCCGAATTTGTAAACATAATATCGCAAGCGACACGTCCAGTTCTTGCAGTAAATCCACCACCAAATTGAACTATAACCGATTTTTTATCGTCGCTTATCTCGCATTTTGTGGATGTAAGCACTACGCCCGATGGTGTTGAACCACTAAGTATTGCTTTATTATAAATGCTTAAATCCATATCGCCACGATCATCATACATTGTTATTTCAAAATATCTTGAATTAACATCACCTTCTTGTACGGGGATTATAATTACTGGGGCACCTATGTAATCGGCTGCCGGCAAGCGGAAACGTCTTACGGCTTTACCCAATAAATCAAATTGCATATTATCCCTCCTCTATTATGAATTCATCAAGCGAGTACAGCTCTGATACTGAAAAATTGATTGGCGTAAGTTCACGAACAGTGAAGGTTATAGTGGGTGCATCAATTTCGGTCTCACCTAATTCCCTTATTGCTTTTTGACATTCATCAATATTTTCGCTGTTGACACTTACACGACCATTTGCATAAGTTATATTCCCATTTTCATCTTTTTTGCCAAACTTTTCAATTATCTCTTGTAGCTTGGCGTCATAAAAGGCGCCTTCTGTATCGGACGCCTTCATAAATTTCAGTATCTTATAAGCCAACATTGTTGGAATTGGCTCGTTGGCGTGCTCCGAAAGAACACGTCTCGCTTGTAATAATTTGTTTAGCTTCATTGATTGTCTCCTTTATTTCCTTGTTGACTTATAAATACTCGACACAAAAATGCGTCGAGTATCCTATATACATTGATTTTCCGCAGAAAAAGTGTTATAATTAAACAGTCTTTTCATTGGAGGTTATTATGAAAAAATTTAGTTCCATGTTATTAAGTCTTATTTTATTTTTTACTTGTCTCGGTATCGCTGGCTGTTCAGACGATGAATACGATAACTACACCGTAGACCTTTCTAAAATGGAAGTTGGAGATGCTATCCCCGTCTACCCCAACTGTGAGTTCGACTATATACTGACACCAAACAGTGAAATCCATCCGGAAGTAGACAAAGAATATACATTCCATATTTCATCCATCACGGCTAAATTAGTCAAGAAAAATATAATTAGTACTAACGATGTTGTTAGTGAACAGTTTTATCCTTTTGAAATACGAATAGACACAGCTGGATATACATCCTTAGAGTTGGCGGGATATACGTTCTCCATAAAAGTATGTTGCCAAACATCGTTTATTGATATAGCAAGCATAGATTGTGTAATCTCGCCAACTGGAGAATTTGAAGGCTTTGTTGTTTTTGGAATATATGACGCAAAGCCCTCGCCGCTTTATTTTTCTCTTATCTCTAAATATTTTTGGTAGTATTCCGCAATGAAGAGATTTCTTTTTCAAGGCTGTTTACTTTAGATTTCAACTGTTGTATTTGTGCCGTATTGAGCGCAATAAATTCCTCATATCTCAACATATAATATAGCTCGCCCTCGGATGGCACACACAAACCAGCAAAATCTTTAGTATCTATATCAGCTTTATTTAGGCTGGCTTCTACATCTTGCGCAATAAAGCCTATGTGCTTTCTATGAGAAGTCCCATTGTTTAGGATGTAACTTACTGGAGTAAGATTGTCGAAGAACGCATTGTACCTATCGGACAGTTTTTCTATTGAATTTTTTAATCTAATGTCGCTACCTACTTGTGTGCCACTGTACAAGTAAAGGTTGCCCCACGCATTACCGTTTGCGCCCAATGAGTATTTTCTATCTTCTTGTGGGCTAAAATTGCCAAGAGAGTATAGAGTATTATTTGTGGAACTAAAAGAAGTAACTGTGGAGCTCGCTTGATTAGTGCGGCTTCCATATGAAGAAAAATATACGCCCGTTTCAAAACGACTATCATTGGGATTGTAACGAGTTTTAACCTCATCTAACGAATCTAAGTTAGCGCTACCGCTTATACTTGTTGTAAACGCCGGAAAGCTTAAAGTTATTGCCTTGACGCGATATTCGGTTTTGACAATGTTATATAAATATCGAACGTACACCGTTTTTGAATATGGATATGGTAATGCCGCGGATAATGATGCAGTATAATTAAAATCGTAACTATAAGCCCACCCGCCAGACGGTGATGGAATACTATGGTTAACGACCAATGCGTTCCCCATATCGCCAGCACCCGATAAATTCGGACCATTAAAAGTTAAGGTAATCGTTTGAGTAACGGCGGTCTTATCTTTACTAAACTTTATTCCGGCTCCCGTTAAGTTTTGAATAACGAAGTCCGATGTGTTTACTGTTGTAATATACGAAGTGTTTACGCCCCCTGCCTGAGATGTGTAAATCGAAACCTCATCATTTAGATTAAAACTTGACTGTATAGGAAACCGGATTTCTTTGCTGTTTAATTTAATGTATTCGCTTTCCAATCCATCGTTAGTTATTTCAAAAGCGCCTATTGAACCGCTTGTTGCATTGACATTTCCAGTAAAAGAACCGCTTGAAGCATTTATCGTTCCCGAGAACGTCCCCGAACCATTTATTGTAATTCCATCTTTATCGCAATTAAAAACTATGGAATTACCATTTCTAAGAGTAAACCCAGTAGGCGCTAAAACATAGCTAAACTCATCTGATGTGTCGCCCTCTTTCTTTTTTGCGTATGCGGTGATTTCGTTTGCGGTTTGCTGTATAGCTGTTTCGGCATTGCCAACCCTCTTTCCAAGCGCGTCAAGGTCTGACTGAGAGGCTTTTAATGTAATGGCTTGAGCATTTGCTTCTATAGAAGTTTCAGCCGCGCCAACCCTCTTTCCAAGCGCGTCAAGGTCTGACTGAGAGGCATAGTTCTTGATGGTTATATTGCCATTATTAAGTGCTTCAAGCACCACATCGCCAGATGCGTTCTTGATGACTATTCCATTTCCGGTTAAAGTTACGCTACCGTCGTTATTTGATGCGATAACGTTATCACCAAGAATAATATTGCCAATTATTGTTTCCGCTATTAGCCCATAAGACGCCGTACCATCAGGTAGAACAATTTCCCCAAGCGCTGTCTTCGCGGTTTCCCAATTGTCATCGGTAAAGATTATAACGTTATTCATTATGCGCAATTGCTTTGGCGACAATGTTCCATTAGACTCATCAAAATCAGTATCATACTTTCTACCAAGGATACCTGTATCGTCAATTATAAATGCTTGCGATGCCATATTCGCCTGCGCGGCTCGTAACGTTCTGTCTAACGGTGCCTCAATCATGTTCGTAATACTTTCTTTGTTGCGCGTATAATCAGTCAAGTTCGACCAGTTCGCGGCTACAGTCCTTGAAGTTGAAGACGACTCCTTAATAAGGTCTGCAAACGTCATTGCTGTATCGCCAGGCTTCGATGCGTTTGAGAATGTCATCGTGAAGCTATCCGCTACATCCAAGTCATACTCAATCGACATTAACGCTGGGCGATAGTACACGCCATCCGATTTTTCGATTGTTATTGTTTTTCCAAGGACGAGCTCCTGCGTAAATTGCCTGAACTCGTACATCTTTATAAAGTTAATTGCATCAACGCTCATCTCGAATTTCGGTTGAGCGCTTTTACTTAAATCGATTTCTCCCGCCGCCATTAACCCTTTAGCGAGATCAATACGTTCTGACATTGTTGTCGAATCATGCGTAGCGATATTATCGTTTGTATATTCGCCTTCTATCCAATAGTTTGAAAGTTCGTCGTATAACCCATCTCCCTTTCTTTTGATAAACTTTTGGATGTTGCAGATTTCGCTTATGCGATTCATTTCCTGTGTGATACTATTTATTTGTGTGTTAATCGCATTAAGAGTTGCAGCAAGAGTAGTCTTTATATAATTTTCCCATATATCACACCAACCGCCAACACCGGCGGTTTCTTTATATGTTGTGAATCTATCAAACCCAGAAACATAGTAGCGGTACAAGGAAACAATACCGTCGGCACTTGCCAAAACCCTATAACGTACTCCGTTGTAAACAAAATACGAATTTGATGTAAATCTCACCGACAAAGTACCACAAGATATAGTGAATACATCAGTGGTGCTTGATTTTGATACGACAAATTCTGTACCGTCTATGCTGATATAGCCAGTTTTTGCACCCAAACCATCACCAGATTTGTGCGTGAAATACATTGGGTCGCCATTATTATCTTTTGCGACCTCAACAATACTATCAATATTTAGCTTGCAATAGCTACGGCTATCTCCGTCCATAAAATACATCGGTATAGGGACGCCATCGAAACCACTTTCTTCTTCATAGTAGTTTTGTATCAAGCTGTTAGCAGTTCCACGAGTGCCATCGGCTAAAAATGAAAACGTATAAATGCCATCGTCGCTCTTTGTCATCTTTGGCATTTCTGTGTAGCCAATTATAACCGAGTTTTCGGTAAATTCAGAGTTGTAAAATGTTGTTCCTTGTTTTAGGCTTTTTGAACCAATAGCAACAACTTCGCCGGTGATAATACCCGCACCCTCAATATCTTCATCTTCATTATTGATATATTGATCGCGTGCCGCCTGCATATCGGTTAACTTAAGGTTTGACGTTCGTATTTCTTCGTCAGCCTTTGATTGTTCGACATACAAAGCCTGTAATCTTGTGACGAGATTGCTATAGCTATCTTTCCATTTACCCCACTCTGCTTTCCATTCGTCGAGTGCGTTAATTAGCTCTTCTGACATCCAAGGAAATTTTATTTTACCATCATCGCTTTCTCTTTTTTTATAATACTCAAAATCAACGATATAATTTGTCCCCATTGGATTAACGGTTCTTATATCAAGGCTGCCTCCGTTACAGGACATTACAGTTACAATATCCTCTGAGTTCTCTTTAATCGTTAAATTATTTATAATATTGTCAAAAGATAGATATATATCTGTAGGTAGCGTAATCGCGTCAAGTGTTTTAATTTTGATTGTGTGATAAAGAAAATCAAACTCAAATATAACCTCAAACGCCGCTTCCACGTTATTTATGATAAAATCGTATCCGTTTAGGTTTTCATTCGCTTCAAAGCTACGGCATACGTTTTCATAACCATCTGCGGACTCATACATTTTTCCATAGCTTTTAGCCTTGAATTTAAGAATGGGGTCAACATAGGTTATAGTCCACTCTATTTTATCTTCCGTTGCTTCAATATCGGCTGTGTTCAAGGCAATTTTTATTCCCGCCTGCTGATAAAGCTGTCCAACTACGGACGGCATTGCCGCCAGATTACCACTATCATATTTTTCGTCAAAAGGGTCATTGGGGTTATAGAACATATAAACTCTTTCTTCTGTAATGAACCCTCTATTCTTTAACGCATATTGATGTGACTGTGCTGTAACCTCTTTCTCACACTGCTCGCCATTTGTAGTTTCGTGCACGCTTTCAATTTGAAACCAGCCAATTTTTTCGATAAAGAGTAAGCGCTTAGACTCGACCAAAGCATAATTATCCTCGGTACCAGCAATTTTAGGAACGGTAAAAGTCAACTGTGATAAATCGTTAAACCGTAATATCAAGTGCCTATTTTCCGCATTCAAAGCACAAATAGGTCGCTTGTCTGGATTACACAAGTACATATTCGGGCTCTCAATTTTCTTGTAGTAATCAAAACTACTTATCATACCTTACCTCCCTTTGTATTAAAAACTTATTTTGATATATCTTGGACAGGTGATTGTAATAGCTCCATTGATACGAACTCGCAAACGGTTTTTCCCACGAAGAATGCGTAACCAATTCTTTGTAAACTTCTCGAGCAAATTTCTGCCCTCACCTGTAATAATTTTTAATTCATTATCGACGACATATTGCGTGTTAGGGTTTAGTCCCGAGAAAGCAAATTCTCGCACGCGGTCATCTGTTGTATTTATAATTGACACGGCACCATCCGAGGTATCGAATTCCACCTTCGGGAAAATGTAAGTATCAATATTATCAGAATCGTTGTACAAATCAACATCTTGCGGTTCACCGTTGCCAAATAAAATTATCTCTATAGGTTTGCCTAAAACATAATTAGAGTCAAACGTTGCCGATAAGTTTAAGCCGACGCAATATCCTGCGTGATAAATTAAACTTGTTACCGTAAAGATGCAGTTATAAGTCAAATCGTCGAACCCTTGTTGCATTACTATGAACGGCTTAAATCCCCTACGAGCATCCAGCCAAATTAGCACTTCTCTCAATATTTCTTCATGAATACTTTCCTCGCTAACAATAGAGAAGTCAAATGTCGGTGGGCTATCGTATGTCCTGTCAAGATAATGAAATTTTTTTGATGCCGCCGCTTTTGCGACTGCAATATTTGGCACAATGTATGGTGTTTCTTCAAGCACAGAACCATCAAAGCTTGCAATTTTTAATCCATATTTTGCTGAACATACACCATCGTAGATAAATTCCGTAGCAGTTAACATCTTATGCCCTCCTTTTTAATTTTATATATTAGAGAGCAGACCACATAAGCCTGCTCTCGCAACATTAGTATTTTTTCTTGTACCCCGTTCTTGCCAACGCTGTTTGCATATTTTTCTCAATCTTTGCAACAGCTTGATCTACAAGAGATTTCAATTGTGGCATCGAATCCTTATCAATATCGCCACACTTTATTTCTATCAGCGGAGAATTATTGTTGATAATTGCAGCGCCACCACTGTTATAAGCGAGCATACTCGGTAGAGTCTTTTTCATAAATGTGTCCATTTGTTGTGATGTCACTACCAGCTCACCCTTCAGCAATTTAGCAAATTCTTCATTACTTCTTAAAGAGGCAACATCTCCGACAAACCCGCCACTATGATGTTGTTTAATGGTATAGCTTCCGTCATCGTTTGGAGTAAAATCAATTTTGAACGTCGATGCAAGATTGGCAATTTCATCAATTATCCTATCGATTTGCTCTTGTAGGAATATTTCATAAGCATCGTAATCTTCATCAAGCTGCTTTGTTAAATCCTCAATCGCCCTGTTAAGAGTGTATTCGTCCAACTCGTCTCTCGCATCGGTTAATTGCTCTTGCAAGTCTCTGACCTTAGATTGACCAGCAGCAGATTTATCGAGCATAGCCAATGATAGTTGCGTCTGTAAATCTGCTACATTCTTCTGCTTCTGCGCCAATTCTTTTTGATATTTGATCTCATCCTTGTATGTTTCAAGTAAATCCTTACGGATATCAATCAATTCCTTATATTTGTCGCCCTGCTCTTCAAGCGCATCTTGCAACTTATTTAACCTATCGGTTTCATCTTCGATTGCTTGTTCACGAAGTAACGTTGCCCACTCCGTAATTTTCGTATTGAGATTTTCCTGGGCGACTGCAACATTGTTCGTTGCTGTTGCGTAATCCTCGTCGTCGGCTTCCATTGAGGCAAGTATGTCTTGTGCCTCGCTGAGTTCGTCTGCGTAGGCTTGTATTTCATCTCGCGCCATAGCATTGAAGATTTCTGACTTTGTTTTATTAGCCCACTCGTCAGCCAATTGGTAACCAATACCATCAACATATTTGAAGTATTTAGCAAGAAGAGTAGGATATCCTTCGGCATCTTTATCAATAATTTTGGCAATATTATCCATCGAAATTATGCCAGTTTTATCAATGTCTTTTAAGCCGTTGTTGAGACTATCGAATTTGTCTTGCATTATATCGATATCATCGGTAAATGTAATTTTGGTTTTAGCCTCAAGACGCTTTCTTAACTCTTTTATGCTTTCAATTAGCGCATTAGTAGACTCTGTATCGCCATCCGTATATACACCTATTTGTTTCAAATAGTCTAAGAACTGTGGAGCCGCTGCTGTAATAGCGTCCATGGATACGCCTTGTGAATCAGCAAGTTGTTGTAGTTTCTCCACTTCTGACGAAAATCTTGAATCAGCGAGAACCCTCTTCCACGTCTGCGCAGCATTGCCTGTTTGGAGATTGTAACTATCAATCATCCTGTAATATTGCGCTAAATATGTATCAAGCTCGGCACTATCACCAAATTCAAATCCATCAAGCATTTCACCGTATTCTTTAAGTGTGCTCGTAATAAAATCTTTATCTTCCTGCGAAGCGCTTTGGTAATTCTTTAAGATTTCATTGAATTTTTCTTCGTATGTGTCTGAGCCCCAAGCGATTCCCTGATGTATAAACGCAAAGGGTCCAATTAACAACCACTCCCACCACGGAGCGTCGTCAACCGTATGTGTATCATTATATTTTCCAAGAGCACCCGCAGCATCACTCGCTGCCTTTTGTTTAGCTCTCTTGGCTTCTTCTGCCTTTGTTGCCTCGATAGCTTCAAGGTTAGCCTTCTGCTCTTCAAGATATTTAAGCTCCTCTTTATCGACGAGGCTTATATTATCTTTTTTATTGATCGCATCAATTTGTTCGTTAATTTCTGCAAGTTTATCTTTAACTTCATCAAGCTCGTCTTCTGCATCTTTCCAAGCGTCAATTGATTCTTTAGCTGCTTCTTTGAGTGTTTCATATGAAGGATTAAATGCTTCAATCAGGTCAAAAATGCCTTTTACTACGGAGACAACAGCAGATATCGCAAGTAAAATCCAGCCTATTGGGTTGGTTGCCATAAACCCTTTGATGGTTGCGTCAACTCCCTTTACAGCAATGATTATTGCCGTTGCGATAAGAGCCACGGCGCCGGCAATTAGTTCTGCCCAGCCTCTCGCTTGACCGCTCAATGAAGTCATTAAGGTAAGTATCGTTGTGATAATTAAGATAGGCGCATTTTTTGCCAAAAATTTCTGAATAGCTGTCCCAACCGTTGCGAAAAACCCTTTTATTCCAGTTGCCGTTACCCCAAGCTCTGTTTGTAGAAGTTTGAACTGTAAGCGCATATTCTTGAACGCTGGAATTAACTTGTTTATCATAGCGATAACGCCAATAACGGCTGCTGCCATTATTGCGCCATTTGCCATAAACCCATTGCCGAGAGATAAGATTGCATTTAGAACTTTTGCTATAACAGACAGTAAGTCTATGAAAAATTTAACGATACCACTATCTAATAAAGATGTTGAAAACTCTTCCCACGCCGCCTTTAACTGATTTGATTTTCCCTCAATGGAGTCAATGTATATCTCTTGCGCGTCTTGTAATGCCCCAACACCTTGGGTTGCATTTTCAACGACACTGGCAGCATCGTTCCAGTTTTGCATTATGCTATAAAAAGCATTTTGCTGCCTTGTACCAGCAAGCATATCAGCAATAGCAGCCCGTTCAGCATCGTTAAAGTCTCCCCACTTAGCAGCAAGGTCTCCAAGTATAGCATATGTCGAGCGTAGCTCTCCGTTGGCGCCCGAGATAGATACACCAAATGCACGCATCTTTCTGTCGAGATCAGCGGTTGATAATATGTCGCCTGCATCTTCACCAAGCTCTTGTAATTCAGCTGTGCTGGCAGAAATACGAGCAGCTATTGTACGAACTGCCGTAGATGATTTGCTTACATTCTGTAATGACGCATTTGCGGCAGTAACTATACCAATAGCCTCTTGAAGCGTATTCCCGTTTGATGCTAATGCACTTGCCGCGTTATTCATTGCCTCACCAATTTCTGCTTGTGAAATAGCAAAACTATTGCCGACCCAAATCATCTGGTCTAAAACGTTTTCAAGACCTTCCGCGCCGATGTTATAAGCTTTAATAATACCAGTAATATTTGTCGTTGCTTCATCTACGTTAACACCAGAAATGTTGGCGTACATAGTTGTTTTCTTTGCAAGTAATTCGGCGTCCTCTAAGCCAAACCCAAGTCTCGCATATGTGCTTGTAGAGTTGGTGAGATCAACAACGCTTGCACCTATTTCTTTGGCTGACTTTGCAATACTTCTTGCCGCAGCATCCATTTCTTTTGCGGTAGCACCCGTAATTATTCTTAGCTCCGTCATTGCAGCATCTATCTTTTTAACGTTATCGTAGACCTGTTTCAAAGCACGTAATAACAAGAGTAACAGCGTTTGTGCGATACGTTGAATAACTCGAGAGTCGAAAGCTTCCTTAATTTTATTTCCAAGCGTATCAGTTTCTCTCTGTATTTCTTTTAGACGTGCTTGTGTCTGCATGAATTGAGCATTAAGTTCCTTAACCTTTTCTTTGGTTAATTGACCTCCACCCTGATTAAGCGCTTCGTTCAAACTCGCACTAAATTCGTCTACAAGCTTTTTCGCTTCTTTACTTCGAGCTATAACATCATCGAAACCATTATCAACATAAAGAGATGCCGACATTCTTTGCAACTTAGCAATATCGGTAGGTGTTGCCATCTGTACTTGTTGTTGAATAGGAGTCTCCGCCGCCTGCTTTTGAAGTTGGTAGGCTTGTTCTAATTGCTCCCTGTATTCTTTGATATACTGAACTCTTTCTTTATCCACGCCCTCAAGTTTCTCAAGGGCTTCAAGCTGTTCTCTAAATTGTTTGTCAAGATTATTTGCATCCGCGTTTGCCTTAACGCCTGCCACTGACGAAAAACTACCATCATCCGCCTTAGGCAATTTTAATAATTTAACCTTTGTTTGATATAATCTTTCAAGAGCCTTTGTTACAGATTCGTAGCTTGCAACTTGCTCTTGTTTGTCGCCACCGCCGCCAGAGGAGCCGCCTTGACCTTCCGTCTTAACATTGGCTCTTACATTGATATTTAGATCACCGAGCGTTTTATCGAGCTCTTTTTTAAGCGCGGTTAATTGGCTTTTGAAGTAGGTCTTGTTTATGTTGACTTTTAACTTTATTCGATTTGCTATGTATTCAAGTTGTTCTTTTATCAATGCGCCAGATGAACCAGCAAGAAAACCTTTGCCGCCAGCGACACCAAACTTAATGCCAATTACATTATCAGCCATATTCCTCCTCCTTTATTTATTATTAAAAAACTCGCATAAGCGAGCATAAAATTCGATATTAAACATCGGAACCATCTTTGTAAATGCCTACGAGTTCCGCTTTTGCTATTCCTTTTCCCGCGCCATTATTAAATTCATTAACGGCTTGCGTCAAAAAGTCATTAGGCTCCCTGTCTTTACGGCTTCGCACGTTGCCGTGGTTGCCATATTGGTCATACCACCATCCATATACATAATCTCTCGCATGGTATCCTTTTGTAAACAATAGAACAATGTTGTGCAATCCCTCTGGATAGGTTTCCAAGTCAAGAGAGTCTCTTTGTAATGACCCCTCGCGAAACGATACTTCCAATCTCCACAATCCGTCATTCCCTTGGTATGGTTTTTCTACAATTATGTCGTCGGGTATGATTGATTTAATAAGCGGATTGATATGCTGATAAAGTATCTTCTTCATCTGTTCTCCGTATGCCATCAACATTGCCGACGGGTCTTTATCGGTATATGTAATACCTGTTTGCTTTTTAATTGCTGCCTTGCCCGCGGGGGACTTGGCATATTGCTCGATAAGCTTGTTAATATATTCCTCTGTAATCATTAGCCCCTCCGTTGACACCACAGAACAAGGGCTGGATGATTTATTCACCCAGCCCCACTCTGTATCAAACTATTCTTTTATTCGTCAATAGTCCAAGTTTGAACCTCATCCCAAATCTTGTCTACGAACGAATTCCCCTTTAACTTTTTATATTGAAAATAAAGCTTTTCTAAGTCTTCGTATTCGTAGAGCCGCATCTGACGTTCATGATAGTGCTTGTAATAAATCTCGGTAATTCTATCCCTCAACAAACATCTGTCGGTTTCTTGTCCACGATAGCGACCTAAAAGCCACGTTCTAAATGGTTTACACACTGATGTTAAGAGGACGATAGCAGCACTCGGTAAGCTTATTACAAGGCTTATAATTTGCAATGTTTGCATCATTCTGCTCTCCTCCGATATTCCTTACGGAACATCTTAAACTAAGTATTAACCTTGAACATCCTTTTTTCCAAATAAACCACTTATAATATCCTGCAACGAACCATTCGGAGCCAAATCCTTGATTTTAGAGGTTATCGCATCAATGTCTTCTTGCGGAACTCTCCCTTCAAAGTCACTTAGTACGCCGCCTATTTTATTCATGAGCGAGTTGACATCAGTCTTGGCGACAAGATATTGCCTATATGTATCGATTGCATTGTTCGCCGCATCGAATATATCCTCTATATCTGCCTCGCCTACGAGTTTGACAACATCATCATAAATGGTTGTATATTTCAAAACCAGCCACATATCGTCCAACTTTGTAGGAAGAGTCAAGTCGGTGAAAAACTTGATTACCGTATATCTTTCGAGAAGAGTACGATATTCGGGTACGTATGTTTTTACGGAGTCTTTCTCATCCATAAAGACGCCGTCTACAATTTCCCGCACCATCTCCATTCTTTTCGTAAACGGCAGAACAGGGTAAACCTTAACCACGAGTTCCGTCTCGCCTTCGCCATACTTAAGTTCCCCCACCCTTGGCGCAGTCGCCTCAACGAGCGCCCTAATTTGTGCTGTGTTGTTGTTTTCGCTTTTTGATTTTTTCATTATATTCCTCGATCTCCTTTAATTTCTGTGCTTTTTCTTTCCTGCGCTGCTTTCGCCCAGCGTTAATTGCTTCATATGTAGTCCATCCCCCGTCGATCTTCGAGTACCCTATCCAAACATAATCAAGGTCTGGATAAGTAAACCAGAACATTTTTCGTTTCAGCTTTGCTACATTATCAGGACACCCTTTGATGTCTATAACGGTTTCTTTTCCGTCTTTACTCACTGTATAAAAATCCGCCTTATATTCGATAGCCTGAACTTTCTTACCATCTCTTATGAAGGGCGGTTGCAATATATATTTTTTTTGCATCTCGTAATGTGTTATTTCCCCACTTTGTACCGCTGGCAATATTACATCACGATAATATTTCATTTCAACGACGCTATCAAACACAATACCGTCGTATGTACGTTCATAGGTTTTTTTGCCTACATTGTATTTTGACCTTTCATTCATATTGGTAAATAATTAGAGTCGTAGCCGCGACATATAGCCGCGGCTATTTCTCTAAATGCCTAATACTTATTTATGGATTCTCGGTGCCGCCGCCAGTTTCTCCACCCGTTTCGTCACCGGTATCGGGATTGGGCGTATCCGCACCGCCCTCATTGCCGTCGCCTTCTCCGCCTTGAACGGGAGTATCGGGCGTAGTCGTGCCGCCTTCGGTAGATTCCTCGGGAACGGGGTCTTTGTCGCGCTTGATATCGACAAAGTTCTTTTCTTTGTCCTCTGCAAGCTCAAACTCAATATCGATGCTCACAGGGTCTCCCGAACCGTTATACGTAACACTGTAGTTGGGTTTTACGAGAGCCTTGTAAACGATGACATTCTCCGTGTAAACGTTGCCGTCCTCGTCCTGCCAAAGCGTATCGCCCTCGATTTTGTAATAACGGAATTTCTTCATCTTGCCGTTGAACGAAGCGACGCCGCTATCGTCGGTAAGTTTCTGACCGGAAATCAAATTCATGATACCGCTATCTGTAACCTGAGTGGAAACCTTCAGCGTTCCCTCAAGCGGGTCTTTGAACCCTATCATTTTTACGTGTCCCTGACCACCGGTAGCCCACGTAATTTCACCGGTTACTTCAAGGCTGACTTCGTTCGCGAAATCGATAACCATCGTATCGGTGTCGTCCGTTATATTGGTAAGCTTCAAATTCAAGCCATAACGGTTAGCCATTTTAATTGATGCACTCATATTATTTCTGCTCCTTTTCTAAATTTGTTATTGGTTTTAACCAAGCCTGTACGTCAAAATCTTTTCCACCGTGATTGCTATAAGCCATTTCACTTAAATCCATAGCTCGTAAGTATCCATACTGGAAGAATTGATCATACAACTGAAACACGGTTAAATCGTATATGTTTAATAGGGTATATCCAACGGAGACGCAACTTAATTTTGAGATAATGTTTCCAAGTTGCATTCGCTTGTCTGGTGTTGCTTTTGTAGCTTCCTTTTTTAAGTGTTGCTGTGCAATTTCCCAAAGAGATTGAGCCTTACCAGACGCAAACTTGGCTGGTTTAGCAGAACGCCCCAAGTTAATGTAGTTTGCTTGAAGCATCATATCTCGAACATCGTCAAAATTATCTCTATTGATTTTCCCTATCTCGTTGTGGTTGTCTTTTGATTTGGTAATAAAAACGCGCTTTCGCTTATCCCATTCCAAATCCTCGTCAATAAAAAAAGCCATTGCGTCTTGCAATAGCTGTCTTGGTTGATCGAGGAGTGTAGCGACATCAAAGGCATTAAGTTCATCTTTGCCATTCAAGCTTCTTAATTGCTTACCGCTTGAAACTTTCATAAACTTAATTATATCGTCCTTTTCCCAGCTCAAAATATTTAAGTACAAATTATAAGTCCACATACCGATACCTTTCGTGGGCTTTAATTCGCGCAACAGCGGAGACCTTATATGCCCAACACCATCAACGGGTATTGAGTCACCACTGATTAAGTCCTCATAACTAAACTTCACTCGTTAATCTCCACGATATTAAAATCGGGAACTTCGTATGTTATCTCTCTTATCGCAAAACCGCTTATCGGTGTCACGGTTTTAACGGAGTTCAGTTTTAGTTTTCCAATTCCAAGAAATTCAGAATTGTTTAATACTCTATCGACATATCTAACAAGGTTATCTCTGCGGTTCCCGATGACTCCCTTGAATGTCTTTCTATTTAGCGCCATATAATTTTTATGGCAAGCAACCGTAACGTAGAGTCGTATGCCTTTTATAGTTCTATTATCTACGCGATTTACCTCCATTTCTACCCATATATAGGCAGCCACCTCTTGTGATGTTTCGTCGATATATTGATAATCTTTGATGTTGGTTTCCATAGTTTTATCGATGTCATCTTCACCAACATCGTCGAACGCTTTATTTACGATTAACCCCGTACAATATTTGTCTTCGGCTATGCGGAGTATAACCTTTGCGGGATATTCTACTATTTGGTCTAAATAAGTTTTTGCCATATTAGGTTACCTCCACTTCGTATTTTGCTTCTATATATTCCCCTGTCGTACAAATGCAGGTTATTGTAAAAATCGAGCCAACCAAATCATCATCTTCTTTAACGCTTATTTTGCACGTTGCTCCACTCGGTTTTATGGATACGCCTTCCCCTTCAACGCTCCACTCAACTTCCGCCGGAGGCTCGATGCTTTCGCCGCTTTCTTTATCTATTGCGGTTAAAGAATACGTGCGAGCACTGCCTGAACGTATGGTTTTTCTACCGTCAATCACCAATCTGCCTTTGATTACAACCGTTTCCTCTCCTGGATTTTCATCTGGGTTCTCATCTGGATTATCTGGGTTATCTGGTTCAACCGGCTCTGGCTCAATGGGTTCTGGCTCTTCGGGCAATTCCTCTTTCGGTTTTTCTTTATAATCGCATATTAGCAACTCTATATTGTCTGACTCAGGATTGAATGGGTCGTCGTTAATACCGAAAACCATTAAATGACTACCCTCGCCAAAGTTGCGACTCTTAATATCAATCCATTTAATTTTACCTGCCTCGAGAACTTCTTTGCCGTCTTTGTCGTAGATAACGCTTATACCAAGTCGCTTATCTATAAACAACGAGCGGCTTTCGTCATCCAAAGAAATATAGCAGTTGAAACTGTTATCGGTAACGACAAGCGCTTTATCGTTCCCTTTTGAATACGAGCCATCGTCAAGAATTGCGTACTTGTGAATTGTGTTGAGCTCAAAATCTTGATAATGGAATATATGGTTACACATCCAAAGCTCACCGTAATACATACCGAACTCATCCACATACATCTCTACACAAATCCAGTACTCATTAAATACCTTTACCAAATCCCCTATGTACAGTCTATCCCCAGGGATAACCGTAACATCACATTTGTTGGTCTCTTTGCGCGTTGCAACAATAGGTTGCGGATTGCCATTTACAAGCGCATCTTTTTGATACGCAGAGCTTTGTTGTATTGTTTCAGCAAAACTTTCTTGAACATAGTTCTGCTCTTGGCACTTTTCTTTTTCTAAGCCGCAAGCCAACCAGCGGCGATATAATGCGAGTTCATCATTTGCCATCCGTCTCCCCTCCGTATAGCACGCAAAGATTATCGATGTTCCTTGTTGAATTCAGGATAATCTTTCTCCACTGCTTGAAGTCAACGGAATGACCATGTATGTACTGCATATTGTTTACTACATATAGGTATTGTTTTTGGGATGCAAGAATCGGATATGTTGTCATTGCACCCGTTAGATTTATAATAAGCGACTCGATGTATTCGCTCATGTGGTTGTTAACGCCACTCATTTCAGCTTCTTTCATAGGAAGTAGCTTAAATACATCGCCTCGTAAACTTGATAGATAGTTCCTTAACTGTTCCATGTCTTCACCTCACACCTTCAAAGTATCAAACGAGCCGTATCTGAATGAGTACGTGTTGATCTTGCCTCTATACTCTTGCTCTAATCCGTCACGCAAAGTTCTTATTTCTTTAAGCAGGTTTGCAGGAGAATACGATGTATAATCTTTGTTGTGTATCATATTCTTCAGATGCTGTCTATTCAACGCTTGTGCGCTTAACCAGTGGAACGCTATTCCAAGCGAGAGTATCTCTATAACCTCATTGTCCAGCTCGATGTTAAACTGTTCATTTTCCAAATCGTAATCATTCAAATCTAATTTACAAGAGTGTTGAAAATCGACAATTGATGATAGAAGATATTTCTGAAGCACAGCCTCTTTTAAGTCAGTGCAGGTGTTAATGAATGAATAGTCAGTGAACTTAAACAACGCCCTTCCGTAAATCTCCTCAAACTTTGTAGGCATATTTCACCCCTTTAATCGTTTACTTGAAGCTCACACCCAAGAGCCTTTTCAAATGCCTTTATCTTGCGACGAGAATCGAGCGTACCGTCCTTAATAAATCCGTTGAGAGCAACTACAAGATTTTGTCTTGCGCCGTCGGTCAATGTTGAAACCTTTTCCGCGATCTCACCATCTGTCCAACTGCAAGCCTCGTCAAAGGTTGTGGGGTCGATAAAGTTCTTGTAATAAGTTTCGATAGCAAGAGCCTTATAGATATCTGCCGGTTTTGCTTTGCAATCCGAATCGTCCGACACGCCGACGATAACTATCCACTGGTTTTTGAAATAGCCTACGTCTTGTGCCTTCATAGTTTTGAGGTCTGACATCGACATGAATTGTATATCGCCGATATGTTCCCAAACAAAAGTCTCTTGGCTTCTTGGATTTTTGTAGCATAACACGCCGTAGAATCCGCTCTTAACTTTTATAGAAACGCCGTCCTCGATCTTTACTGGTCTTGGCTGTGTTTTAGTGTTTTTTGTTTCTTCTGACATTCCCTTGTTCTCCTTATTTTTCAAAATTAAAAATGGGCAAGCGCATACTAATACACGCCTGCCCACTTATTTTATCGTTCAGATTAGGCGCTGAACGTGAATACGCCCATAGCTTCCGCGCACGCTACGCCGACGCCCATAGGCTGACCGTAAACATACTCTTTCGTCAAGTCTTGGTTATCCGTAGCTTCGCCCTCAATCATGAGACCTTCGCCTTCGTTAACCACCTTAACGGGTTTATCGCCGCCTGCGATAATGAAGAGTTTGCTGTCGTTCATAGCGAACTTGGTAGTTCCAGGTTTGTGAACCTGTCTTAACGCAATCATTTCGTTGCCGTTAAACTTGCCGAAGTAGCCCATATTGTAAAGGTCACTCTTTGCTTCGTCGGACACAACCGCATTGGGAACCTTGCGAAGAGCCGCCTTCGTTCCGTAAATGCGGGCGGTTTTACCGGTAGCCGCCTCGATGTGCGCAATGAGTTCCAAAAGCTTGTCCTCTGCGCCCGCCACGTTGGCTGCCACTACGTAGTCTGCGTTAAGACCAACGGTATCCGTTGCGATAGCGTCGATAGCCTTGTAAGCGTCCGCAAGGATTTGCTGTTTGAAAGATTTTGCAAGACGGTCAACGAAGGTATCGAACGAGATACGTCCCGCAAGCAAGCGATTCAGTTCCTCGTACACGCGAGCAATCTTCATAGAAGTTTTAACGGTCACTTTTTGCGACTCGTCAATTCTTTGACGTCTCACGCCCTTGATGCCGGCAGCCGCGTCCGCAACGGCGAACAGAGAATTACCTTCAACCTCGAACTCCTGTTCGTCGCCGTCCGCGATATTTCTGTAGTCCACAAGCGAGAAGATAACGTCTTCGTCTTTGAACCCTTCGTCGATTATCGTAGGAATGAGTTCCTCGATAAGCGCATAAACCTGACTTCCGCGATAGAAGTTCTTGATGTTGATTTTGTTCGAGCCGCCGTTCGCCTCGATAAGCGCATTACGGATGGCGTCGGAAGTTTGACCCTTGGTATAATTTTCTTGATATGTACCTTTAACGGCATCAATCATAACTTGTAAAAGTTCCATTATATGTTTTCTCCTTTCCTTATTTTAATTTTTTCTTAGGCTACTTCGATAACAAAATAATTGCCTTCGATAGCCATGACTTTGCCGACCGTGGTAGAGCCGCTTGTTGCAGTTTTCACGACCTTAAGCTTCGTGCCAGCCTGCGCTTCGACAACCGAACCCACAGCCGCTTCGCCGTCGAGTGCTTCTTTGGATACCGAGAAGATATCGCCGGAAGTCAAACGGTAGCAACGGATTGCTTCGCCCTTTTTGTTGGTAAATTCGCCCAAGCCGTAGTAGGTCTTGTCCTTAACAACCTCTGGAGTTGCGACAAGATACAAGTCGCGAAGTTTTGTAGTGGCGGTAGGCGCCGTAGCCTTTCTGAGTTCTCTTTCTCCTTCAAGATAATCGCCGAGCGTAACGATGTTTCCGTTTTCGATTTCTGCCTCTTCGCTGCCTTTGTAGAATTTTGCAGAAGCGAGGTCTTTAGCAACAACTGTTCCCGACATATTATCGGTTCTTACATAAGCGTACATATTTGTTTCTCCTTATTCCTTAATTTATTTTTTATTTGGAGCAAGATATTTCGACATGAATTCGTCATACTCGCTCTGCTTTGATTTTGCTTCAAATCCAACGGGAATGCGCACTTTGTCAAGGGATTTCTTTTCGATATTCCCCGCATTCTTTCCGCGAATCGCATAAAGTTTTTCGGTTAAAGCCTCAACGCTTTCAAACGTCATAGCGTCTTTAACCACCGCCTTATATTCGTCAATTTCTCCAAGATCGGAGAACTCCGAAATAACTGCGGCATATGATTGTCTTTTGTCTTCTTCCAGTCTATCGGCTTTGTACTGCACAAGTTCCGCAAGTTGCGCCTTATCCGCCGTGAGTTTATCTTCGTCTGCCTTAGTCAGCCAAACCTGTCTTACTTTTTCGTTGCGTGCCATATCAAGTACGGCTTTATCATCAGCAAAAGCATAGGGAATTCTTATCATTCCTCTTTCTTCTGCAATATCGACGCCGGCAAAATGGAAACAAGAGTAGACATAAGTGTCATCGAAATCAACAAGACAATACCATATGTAGGATTTTTCGTCGTGCATCTCATAAGCTCCGAGAGCTTTATATAAAGCATCGCGTTTTTCCTCATAAGTAAGCTCAACCGAGAACTTCAAAGGTTCATTAGTAGCGGGTTCTCCTGTAGAGTTTTCGCCATTTTCTGTGAATGTCTCTGGTTCTTGTGCAGGTTCGTTAGCACCAGCGTCCTCGCCGGTAGCCACATCATTATCTTCGGGTTCTCCACCCTCCGCCGATGTATCTGCTTGATTGTCTTGGGAATAAAGTTCCTTGATTTTCTCCCTTAATTCATCTTCCGTCATCTCTTCCGCAACTTCAAAAGATAAAACAGTGTCTTCGGCTAAACCGAATTCGAGTAAAATCTTTTTGATAGTTTCAGTGTTCAATGCTTTTTTTCCTCCTTTCACGACGTCAACCGCCGAATAACTTTTTGCCAACTGTTCCTTAAATTCCGTAAACAGCTCAAGCCAATTTCCCTCGTCGGAGAATTTATATGGCTCAACCCTCGCAGACTTAAAACATGGCACCACGTTCTTGGTTGCATCATCGCTCTTACCAAGCAAACATAATGCGGAGAATTGGAATTTGTTTACTTCCAATCCCTCTGGTGTCTTCTTTGTATCAGAAGGCAAAATCTCCATACTTTGAGCAAAATAGATATCCTCATCGTAACGTGCGTCAAGCAATTCAGGGTATCTGCCCGTCCAAAGAATTATGTCTGCAACCAAATAGGTGTTTTTAGTACCGTCTGCTTCTTCCACTTCTTCATAGTGGACATTGTCTTGCTGTGGAACTGTACCATACGGAACAGTAACCGATGTGAATTTATATTTACCGTCGGCATCTTTCTCAAGTATTATATCGTGACCGCCGAGACGGATAACGCCGTCTTCGTCCATATATAAATGTCCTACAACCGGAATGTTAAATAACGTAGGCAAAGCATCATCGACAGCTTCTTTCGAGATGATTGTCTTGTTGACATTTTTACCAAGCGCCATTACATAACACTTACACAGTGTCAGTTGGTCGTTGATAGGTTTGACAGGCTTAATCTTAGCTTTGAACGTAATTTCTATAAGTTTCTTTTCCATTAGCCTATCCTCCTCAGAAAAATAACGAGCCATCTTGAACGACAATTATTGCCTCTTGATAATTTTTCTCCCCACAGAAGCCGCGGATTGCCTCTATAAGTTCTGGAGACTCTTCAAAACAATAAACTGTCTGATTGCCGTTAACTTTTTCCTCTATATATGAAAAACCGCCATCACTTAAAGCGTTGGCGATTCTTTCATCAAATAATTTTATGAATTTTGTGTTCATACTCCACCTCACCTATTTGCATTTGTATCGTCGTCGCGTGTTGCTTCGCCCGCGTCACCCAAATCATTGTCTGAACTCTTGGGTCTACCGGCTTCGTCATCACCGCCGCCCGACGTGTATGAAGTTTTCAATGGACGCAATTTATCGAAAGGTATAATTTCACTTTCGATATATGAAAGCCCCTCAATATCACACTGTGGAATGCCGAGCGTGGCAGCATATTGTGACTTGCCTATGCCAAACGCAACCGCTTCCTTGTAATATTTCAAATGCTCCTCTTTGTTAAATACTGTAATAGGTAAAATGGTAATCTTAAATTTCGTTGTACCTGAAAATCCTACCTTCAAGTATCTGTTGATCACTTTCTCGACTTGTTGTACTATTCCGAGAACGTATGTCTCATCATTTTTAATAGCCAACTTCGCTACACCGCTTGTATCGTTCTCTCTTCCGTGCAGCAAACCAGATGTACCAGCCGTTGACCAGAAGTTTGCCACAGCATTAGAAAGATCATCTACATCCGCCACACCGCTTTTATTCTCAAAACTAAATGTTTCAAATTCAAACGGAGACAAAGCGAGACCAACATTGTCGCCAAGCGCATTCGCTATATGCGCATAATACTTCTGCACAACATCGTCTGGCATTAACTGGTTGCCTTTATCATCTACTGGCACTTTACCCGCAAGCATCTTGTAATTCTTTAATTCTGTCGCGGTCTCTTGGAGTGCTTCCGTATTGGCGATTGTGTAAAGCGACGGCATTACTGCCGCAAACGGCGGTATTGTATAATCGATTAAGGTGCTATCTGCCTTGATACAAACAGAAATCTCAACTGGAACCTCTTGCCATTGGTCACCCGTAGCGATGTAATTGTTATACATCTTCGTAAATTCCGCTGGATAAAATTCGAGCTTGCTTGCAATTTTGGTCATATCAACCTTATATAAGAAACTTCCATCGCATATTGATGTGATTCTACAATAATCGGGGTCTATTTGCTGGATGAAAGCAGAGTTGTTGTCGCTAAGCAAAACGCCATAGAACGCCCCGTCACGTAAGGCGATGAGAATTTCCTCTCTTAGGATAGTTGGTATATTCATAAGCTCTATCGCTTTTGAAACCTTTCTATACTGCTTAACGAAATTATCTTTTACGGCTTCACCATTAAATCCCAGCGGGGAAATAACGTAAGCACCGGTATAAAGTCCGGCATAATAATTCAACAACCTGTTGTAGTGCATCGAAGACAAATACATATAGTTCGATGCGTCGCGCAAACTCTTTTCGTTGGATGAACTCGTTGGTGATTGCAACCACTTGATGATGTTCTCTTTGGTGTAAACAGAATACGAGCGTGATTTTTTTGAAGAAGCATTCTGAGGGTTATATGTAATTTGACGCATTAACGCTTTCGCAAAATACAACGGCATTTCAACCATTCTTTGCTGGCTGTTGCGGTTCTGATTGTTTCTTCGATTGTTTGGTCTATTGTTGTTTCTGCGACCGCGATTGTCATTTTCTTTCGCCATTACCTTCCTCCTCTATAGTTTCTGCTTATTTTTGGCGCCCTGAATTTTAGCACCAAGTTTTCTGTATTGTTTTTTGCAGAGAGTGCAATTTCTCTCTCTATGGCTTTCGCTACAAAAATATTGTAGCTTAAGCTACTATATCTATCCTTTCGCATACCAGATTTTTCTTTGACTCTGATTACATTATTCTTTGTTTCGTATTCCAAATTTACAAGCTCGTTTACGAGTAATGTGGTATGTATATAAGGTAGCTTAAATTGTAAAGATTCGGGCGTCTGCAACGAAGCATATCCCTTGATAATATTGTGCAGGAACTCGTCCGCATCAAACTCCGAAACCAAGAGCCTAACTTGCCCTTGTTTCAATGCCTCGCGTAATCCAAGCGCACAAGAGGAGTTAAACTCTGGAGCGCCCTTAACTGCCCAAATCATTTTGGGTGCATTCGGTACGGCGCAACGTTTTGCTATTTCTTCATCATTACAACAAGACAATGCTCCATATGTGTCGCCTGTCGCTTGATCGTATATATCGCCCATTAGCGCATCGACAACGCCAAGACCAAGCCCCGTTCTATCGATAACCAAGTAATCGCAATCAAACTCTGCGAATAACTTACGTATGACAAGAGCCTGCGCCTCAGTTCGCAAGCCCTCGTTGTTTTCAGTATAGACAATGTTGTTAATATACCTACCCGACGATGTTGGTAACATCTGGTTGATAAAGATCGACGTAGCGTCGTTCTTGTTTTTCCCAGAAGCCATCAACGCTATATCGGCAGATAAAATACGTTTTTCGCCCTCTCGTTTTGGAGGTATGCGCAACTGTTTGTCTTGATGTTTGCCAATTATATAGCTCGGATAGAATGGATGTTGAATGAGCCGGTTCTTATCTATCTCATCAAAACTGTACAACCCGCTGCTTGCCTGCGACCAGAACAAAGCACACATTTCCATATGGAACTGAACTTCGTTAAAGTCGGCTTCCGACATTTCGTCTTCGACCCTCTCTTTATCAAGTAAATTCTCTTTAATGGCAAGCTGATATGGCATTGAGCAACAGAAGTAACTTCTGCCGCGCATCATTTGGACGACGTAAGATTGAACGTGTTTGTAGCTCCAGTGAGCCTCATACCAACAACTACTTGCATAAAGTTCTTTTGTTCTCTCAATCGGATAATTTGCATATTCCGGCTTATCCATAAACCCTGGATGTCTTGGCGACGTTAAGAATTTACGGAGGACTGTATCAATAGTGTTTTTGTCCACCATACGATATTCGTCCACTATGAGTATTGTAGCCCTATTATGTCTTGCCGAGTCTGCGGCAGTAACAACTTTGATTATCGATCCGTTCCTAAACCCGACGAATGACTCCGCTTGGTTTGATTTTACTTCCCCTATCTCCATCCGCAAATTTGCAGACATAGGCATAAGTATTGTTTGTATCTTATCTATAATTTCGATTGCTTGTCCACGTGTTTTCGACGCAAGACAAATAGTCGTACCTGGAAATAGAATACAATAGCAAACACAAAATATCGAAAGTAAAAATGATTTACCACCACCACGACTTGCAAGATAAATCGAGTTGACCTTTCTGAACATTTCGTTCAGTATTATCTGTTGGAATTTTTTCAACTTCAAACCAAGATAATCGCGTGCAAACCTATGCGGATTTGCCCGATAGAACGATGCCCAAGTAGCAACCCCTTCCATCATTCGCTTCTGTTTTTCTCTTTTAATCTCTGCGTCTGTCTGTCTTTCGGTCGCTACGCTCATTCCTTCTTATCTCCTTTGTTGCTATACTTTTCAAGCAAGGATATATCGACCGCATCTTCTTCCCCGTCGTATTCGGGCGGCTTAACTGTGTATTTCTCCATCTCGCGCCTATACTGTTCTTCGTTATCGTTTTTAATATCAACCAAATGGCAAAGGTGCCCAAAGAAAAATGTATCGATATATTTCTTGATGCCGTCAACGTCTTCCCATTCCGGCTCTGCTTGTGGTAATGGTTTTTCTTGCTCAAATTGCTTGATAAGAGTACCAAACGTGTTTTGTTCGGCGAGATCATCATTTGCATTTTGACGCGGTTGCAAATTACACGAGGCAAGCAAATCTTGGAAGGCTTTCATTGCTTCGGCTACTTTGCCGCCGCCTTGTTGAGCTTTTTGGATATTAAGTTGCGATAAGCATATAGTTCTTATCAGCTCCTCTTGCGCCTTGCTTTTACATTCGACACGCGAACGCCAATCTTCTTCTTGCTCTTCGAGCCATTCGTATTCCTCTGGTTTATGCCCGTATCCCCATTTCTTTATCATAGGCTTCGTTACAATAAACCCATCTTTATTGGTTTCTGATAAAACTATGTCATTAACCGTATGAATACGTGTAGCCTCACCCGCCTCATTGCGAACAGTATCAAGATAGCTCGTCCCACGGCTGCGTACTTGTTTTGTATTGAGCTTAGATGGATATAGAGAAACTCTCGATCTTCCAGGCTGAACGTGAACAGCCGTCATAGATGACGCCTCTAAATCATATGGGTAATCAAAAATCCCGCACCAATGATGTAGCGCGTGTTCCTCGTTTCCGCTATAAAAGTCAACAAGCGCATTGAATATGGTCTCGGCACAGCTTTTACATATTGGCATATATCCGTTGTTGCCTTGCCATAGAATAGAACTTCCCGCTTTTAGAAAGTTCCCATCTTGCCTTTGGTAGCTTTTGCCACAGCAAGTGCAGACATACTCGCGAGACGAATTGCTCTCTTGCACTCTTATCTTTGGCATTTGAAAATTGCTATTTATCTTTATGGGAGCCTTTGACAAAATCTTTGTCTGCTCCAGCATATTACCCCCGAGGGGGCGTCCTGCATTTTGTTCTGACATATTCCCTCCTCGTATTCCTTATTGTCCTTAGAACAAATCATCTACCTCGTCATCATCTTCTCTTACGACGTAGAAGTTAATTGTTGTACTTGAATCTTCATGCCCAAGTAACTGTCTGACCGACTCTACATCCTTACCATCTTCGACAACTGCTTGTGTCGCTCGGCTGGAACGCAAAGTGTGTGGATGAACCGGTCTGCCTACGATGGGAGTTATTTTAGTAGTAAACCAATTATTAAAAGTGGTTTCCCCAATCTGCCTTACCTGCCCACCATATTTCGTTACAAACATAAAGGGGCAATCATCCTCTCCACGAACATCAAGCCACTTCTTCATAGCTTCCATTGCCTCTTCGCCAAATGCGAGACGTCTTATTTTGCCGCCTTTGCAACGAATTGGTTTCGTGTAATACATCTTTATTTCGTTCTCAATGTCTTCGCCGTTCTCACCTTTTGTAAGACGGGTTTTGATTATCGGTTCAAAGTTAACTGTATCTTTTGTAAGTTGTCTACTTTCTTCTCTGCGGCACCCCGCATCAAAAGTAAATAGTATATACGCGACCATTTGATATTCGCCGCGCTCTTTCAAAACATCCACTAAATGACGAAATTCCTCTTTTGTAAGAGGAATTTTCTCCCGCACTATATTCTTTGGCGGTCTTTTGATGGATTTGTTTATGAAGTTCCTGAATGTTGGATAATCGTCGTGATAATATATTTCTATATAACCATTGAGCGAAGATATTGCCGCCCTTTTATTATTCGTATCTGACGACGAACAACCTCTGTTAACCATCCAGTTTTGAAACTTTTTATATTCAAGTGGTTTAATATCAATCTGCTTTTTGTTTTTGAGATTATCTTTAACCCATACGAACCAAATTTTTAAGTTCGACTCATAGGCTTTTCTTGATTTAGGAGAAAGCTCTACGGAATCACTTAAAAAAGATTCGACAAGGTTTCTATTAAACTCGCAGACTTCATTCCACTGCTCTTGCGTCACTGCATCAAGCTTCTTCATCCGCCCCTCCTAATAATGTTTAATCTTCTTTTATATCAAGCAACTCTGACGGAGTGAACTTTACGAAATCTCTTTCGGGTGTCGTTATCATCTCACCCGTGCCTGGATGTCTTACATTTTTTTGCTTTGCTTTCTTGTGCTTAAATGCACCGAAGCCATGTATGACAACATCTTGTTTTTCTTCGTAAAGCAACTTACCGAGTAATTCAAATGCGTTTCTGCATATCTGCTCCGCATCTTGATATGTAATACCGTATGTCTCGGCAAACCTTCTGCCGAATTGTTTTCTGTTTATCATTTCCTTGTATTCCTTTAATCAGTTATATTGAAAACTTGAATGTGGTTTGTTCCACAATTCCTTTACCGCTTTCAATGAGTAAGAACGTTGCACCGGCGTTTGAAGCCTTCCCAAGTTGTACCGAATAATCATCAATGCCGATGACTGACGGAATACTGATAACGTCGCGATTTACTCCGACCGTTTCCGTATGGGAATGGTGCATATGTCCGCCGATAAGAATATCGATATTCGTGTGGTACAAGTTACCGAAGTTATGTATTGCCGTGGCAAGATTTTTAACTTCACCGTGTATTGCAAGCACGCTATATCCCATCACTTCGTCGTAGATCAAGCCGCTCGTATTCTCTCCCATTTTGAAGTTTTGATTATCTTGCAATCTTGTCTTAATGAAGTTGCGGATAATCTCGCTCATATTATCGTCTTTGAATGTTCCTTTTGGTTGGTTCAACATACGCAACTCGGTATGATTTCCTCCCACCATTTGAAAGTCAACGCAAACGTATTCGGTAAGTTTTGCGAGCCATCTGCAAATGTAGTCTGCATATTTGATTGTTGCTTCAACGACTCCGTACCTCAATTTCATAAGCTGAGACGCACGTAGACAACCATCAAGCTCATCCCCAAGCGAATAGACTTTAATTTTTGTAAAGCCTTCTCTTTGTACTTTTGCTATTGTCTGTGCAAGCAACTCGTCCATACGCTGTTCAAAGATTTCCGGACTATATGCGTTCACAATGTCTCCGTACAAACCTTTGATTGTAAACTCTGTGCCATAATGCGTATCTCCGAAGCACAACACACCAACCGTTTCTTGATGATTGTAAGGTATAGGTGATGGTAGCGGCAGCGGCTCTAACTCTCTGACGGCTCCGCAAATTTTTTCGCAGATCAATTCATCCCTTGCTTGTTCTCTCAACCACCGATTGTATTCAAGCTTCTCGTCACTGAGTTTTTGGCGCTCTCTTCGTACTTCTTCTTTTTCAAGGCGTAGCTGTGCGAGATAGCCATCGCCCGCATTGTCAACCGATTTCTTTTCGGCAAAGTAGTCAGCTACGAACTTACCGCCGAATATTGTTTGACTCGCTTTCCTCAGCGTGTCACTATGACAATCGATTTCGTATTTGGCAACGATTTCCGCCCAATCCATATCGTTTGAACCATTGATTTTGTCTTTAATATCTTTCAAGCAGAGCTCGTATTGTTCTCTGCTAAGACCGTACTTTTGCAGTTCTTGGTCGATATCACTCAAGTCCTTATCCCTCCTTAATCTTATCTGGTAACTCCCATAGGGAGTTGTGTTTTGTTCTCTTTCCTATACGACAACAATTTTTTAATTTTTATGTGTCTAAATATGTCGTATAGTAGGGCGTTTTTTAACACCGCGTTTTTTTGACGGTGTATTTTATTGGCTTATTTTTGTAAGTTTTTTACGAAAATTCCTCGGATGACGCGGCTCTTTTGAAGGAAAAATCATAATATTTTTCGTCTCCCTCTGCGTCTTCAACGAGCATATACACACACTCCCTACTCGCTGCGACCATCTTCATAAATGTCTCATCCGGCTTACCGAACATAATCTCAAACATTAAATTTTTAATCGAGCGATTTTCCTTTTTTTCTACTTCCTTAAGAACCAGATACATGAGATATTCGTGCGATGACATTTTGCTTATGGCATTTTCACATTCTTGCTTTAATTGCATTGCTATTTCGCGTGCAAGCTGCTTGCCTATCTTATCTTTGTCGTCATACCCAATGTACGTTTCTGAGATGCGCGTCTTATAAAATTTAATCATCTCGATAATTTTATCCCGAACGGTGTTGTATGCCCCGCTTTTCCCACTCGGCTTTTTAATGATGTCCATTAAAGGAATGATGTCTTTATTGGTTAAGCGTGCTTGGCGGTAGTTTGCCGAAGATATAATCTTCTGTAAATAATCCATTGGCGTTTCAAAATATCTGTACATCGTATCTGGCGGAAGTGCGTATCCATTTTCGGTCGTAATCATCTTGAAGAACATTGGCTTCAAAGTTTTACCATCTTCCTCCAAGTGATATTTGCGCTTAAGAATGTCGATTTCCTTTCCGCTGTCTATAGTAAACTCTTTCTTAGCCTTGTCAATTTCTACGCCTGACAGTACATCCAATTTGCAAATATCCCAGTACAACTCTTTGTTTGAATCAATGCTCGTTCCACCATTAAGACGCTCCCAATACAAACTATTTAATTGTTGCGAAAGATTTACTATCTCGCCAATTTTATTGACGCTCGTTCTAACGTCGAGGTCTGCTTTGTCCTTGGAGTTGTATCTGCGTTTTGTCTTTTGTGCGCTCACACAGTTCGTAGGAACCAAGTAAACATTATAATTCTTTTGTGCCGTCTTGATCAACAACTCATTATCGGTCAACAACATTGTGTCGCTGTCCATATCTGCGCCGGATAACCTTTGCAAAATATTCTCGCCTATCGAATTGATATAAACGATTTCGTTGGTCATATTGAAATAAGTGTCGATGTCCGCATTTGCAACGTTAGTTGAGAGTAGTATGTTACCCATCGTAACGTGAGGACTACGTGAACCCAGAACAGTCTTACCATAATCGAACCTGTGGCTATGTATATTCCCTACGCCGATTTCACTCGACCCATCGAATGTTCCAATTGCTTGCTTCAACAACTCTAATCCGTTTCCGAGCAACGTTGAATAATTGCCATTGAGTAAAATGTGTCCACGTTTCAAATTACGGAAGAACCCTTTAACAATCGCATCGCGGAACTCTTTATAGATTTTTGTGCAACTGAACTTGTCGTTGATACCAAGCAACTTGAATATAATTTCGTTCTTCGTTGTCAGCGAGCTTATCTCTTCATCTTCGCCTTCATTTTTGAATGCGTAACCGATATGATAACGAAGCACGGCGGGGTCTTGTCGTATAGAGCCAACATAATCCAATGACGGTTTCAAAAGTTCTTCTACGTCTTTATATGCTAATTGCAATGTGTTCAAAAGCTGGTAGTGACATTGCACCATTCGCCCATCAAAGAAGTGAGTTTCCTTTTCATATTTAACAACGCCGAATGTGTGTTCTATGTTTGCAAGCCAGTCTTCCATACTGCCGAACTTCAAATACTTAACGCTGCTCGGAGTGGTTATCAATTTTACTTGCGAAATATCCGTAGCAAGTGTGAAGCCATTAAGCTGATCAACGCTCGTAACACCGTTGTCTGCAAACCATTTTTGTATATTTGCATTGAACGCGCACGTCTTAAAGAAACGGTTTCTCAGCAAGACCATACCTTTGCTCGCATATTTGCCGAACATACTTATGTCAAGCAACGACTCTCCGTCCCAGATATTGTTAGATACTTCGACATCTTTTTCGCTGGCGGTGAGTCTTCCGTCTTTTTCTTCTACGGCAATAACCCTGTCTTTGAATGTACTTTCAAAATCGTCAACAATGAGAATGTTTTCTGGCTCAATAATCATTGTGTCTATAATGCTGCTCATAGGTAATGCGATATACGCTTCGTAGGAAGCGAGGTCTATCGGCGCGTTGTCGCGAATACTTAATCCGCACCTATCCCAACGAGCCATTCTTTTTGCTACAATCTCATTTACGAACAAGCACTTACCGACTCTGCTGCTACCCGCACTTCTCTTGTATCTCACGTACTTAACACCGTCGCACATAAAACCGTTCTCGTAAAGTTCTTGCCGCAAGTCCGCCTTATTTTTTATGACAGGTATTGCGCCTGTCTGTTGATAGCAACCGTCTGCGTATGTAAAGTATGACGGGATTAAATCCTTCGGTGCTGCGTTCAATACTTCTACGTTTGTTTGAATGCCTATAAGCAAACCGTCTTTAATGCAAACTCCATCCGTAAATACGCATTCTCTGAAGTCATATCCGTCGCGCACAAACACGTTCTTCCCGACTTTGTTAAACTCCTTATATGAATAAGAGAATTTTACATTGATGATAACCTGTGTGTACTTCCGCTTGTTTACCATAAAGTAGAAGTCTCTGCGCCGAACAGCCTTTTCGTATTCTTCTTGCAGTTTGATTGTGTCCAAGCTCCAATCGAGCGTGTTCTCGAATTTGCGTAGCGAAATGGCTCCGTCTTTGTTCCTTATGTTATAGCCGCGCCCGTCTCCGTTTACCAAATTCATCGCGGCGTATATGTCCTTAGATTCCAGTGATAATATCCTTATTGACCTTGTCTTCATTTAATCTCCGTAATAATCGTCTTGTTGTTCGCGCACGAGGTCGTTGTATTCTTCGACGCGCTCCGTCAACGCTTCTTCATACTCTCTGCGTACAATGTTTTCTCCGCCGATAATCGGATCGTAATATTCACAGCGCTTACCGGCATCGGGGCATTTGTCAGCCCAATAGCAGTTTTCGCAAGTCTTCATTATTTGTTAGCCTCCTTATTTTTAGTCCTCGCTGCTTTTTTCATTTGGTAGGCAGCCACACCAAGCCTATTTAAGTTCTTCATACTGAATTTAATTTCTTTAAGATCGTTACCCTCGGCAAGATTATCAAGCCAAGTTTTAAGCAGATACCTCATGCGTCCGCTCGGCACGTACACCCAGATTTCCTCTCCGTTCCGTATCCCAGACCTGAATATCCATTGAATAAGAACCGACAGCGCATACATATCTTGGTTGATGTCATCGATGCCGAGTCTCACCAGATAGTTCTTCATCCAAGGCATCATATACACGTTGAGACAATATGCTAAATGATGTTTTTCAACGTAGTCATTTGATGCGCGGCGATTGAACGTCAGGAAGTTGTTTGCGTATCCCTTGCCCTTCAAATACTTTCTGTACTTGTTGAGTGTCGTCCACATTTTATCGTTTGTACCCACTCCCTTGTGTCTAAATATGTTGTATAAGTTGTTTTGTAAAACAGCCAACTTGGGCTGCCCTTCTTCTCTTTCAGCTCGCTCGAACCAACCGGACGAGAGAGAGAAGTTTTCATATCCTATTTCGTTAAAGCGTTCGCTCATATTGATATGTATCTTTTCCCGTAAATCCTGCGCCCTATTCATTTCGTCCAACGGGCAGAATTGATACGTACCGTTCTTCTTGGTCGTGCCTATGAGTTCATACTCAACACCGTTCACTTCAAAAAAGTATTTTAGGAGCTGGTATTCAAACAGATAAGTTAGCACGTACACACCAGAGAAACAGTTAAACACATCTATCGGTAACGCCCAGAAGTAGAACGATCCGTCGTAGTTGACCATATCTCTGGACTTTGACAACCTCATCACTTCGCTGAACGCTACACCATTATAGTCATCGTCTTCCCAGATGATATTATCCCCTTCCTCTCTGGCAATCTTGTTGCGTTTAAGGAAGTCAATATCGCCGCGGTCTATATCTACCGGCTGGAACAAATCTATTACCTCATCAAGAACAAGTATGTATCCTTGTTCTCGGATCAAGTCTTTGATCTCATCCGTATAACATGAGAAGAGTGCGTGAGTGCTGACTATATTCTTGCCAGCCGCGAGCAACTTAGGTAAATCTCGTATCTTTGAAAAGTGGCTGTCGTAAGTTTTTTCGGGGGATACGAACCCCCTGTCCGTACAAGCATTTTTAATACGGTCTACTTCGTTGAGATACGGCGTTACAAATATATATTTGTGCTCCGTGTCGGAGTTCATCATATTGATGCAAGATACCGTCTTGCCTGCGCCGCATAAAGCATCGCAAACTTTAACTTTCATTCGTCCTCCAAACCCCAATTATAGGGGGTAAAAATCAAAAATGCAACCCTGGGGGTTGCAAATCGAAAAAATTATCCCGTATGGTAGGGGCGGAATTTGGTGCCCTTAAAAAGAAAGAGATAATAAAGTAGCAATTTTGCTACCACTTTTCCTAATAGGCTGCTCGCTGTGACGCCGCTTACGACGCTCGCAGTTAGCAATAGGAACAAGGCAGCTCTGGGTAATTGCACTCTTGTCGATTGCAGCCCGAGGGGCTATGGGTTTCAATCAGGCGAATATCTTTATTATCTCATTCACTTCAGATTACCCTTTAATTATAAAACATATTTAGACATAAGTCAAGTGTTTTTACGAAAAAAAATAAAAAAATTTTAGGTTTTCTTTCTTTTTTTTATTTATTTTTTTTCTTTTATACTCTGAACTAAGAGAGCATACGCTGTAAGCTTACTGTTACTATAAGCTATATATAAGGGAGCTTACTGTTACTATATATAATATAAGAAGCTCTCCGTTACTAAAGCAGCTGCGGGCACAAATAAGGGTGCAGTTCGGAGCCATGTAAAATGTGCCCTATTTTGTGAATTTGGCAGGTCTTCGGAAAAGATGCCTACTGTGCGGGAGAATTTACAAATTGATTGTATGGATCAAGAAAAAATGCCAAGATTCCCGTTTCTAAATTCTCCCCCACTATTGGGAAAGTTTCCGAAACGATCCACCGAGGTAAGAGGTGTCGGTGTTCGGGGAAATGTTTGTGGGAGTGATGGTGAGCGGACACACACTGTTCGCCGTTTTTCGGTTGCCGTTTTCGTGTAAAATACCCCCCGACTATACGGCGATATTATCAACGTTAAAAAGATAATATTTGACGGACGGACGAAAACAGCCGACACGGACACGGACGGCAAGCGCAACCGCAAGCACACGGACACCCGCAAGCCGTGAGCCGTTGCGCGTTTTCGGTTATTCCGTGAGCCGTAAAGGAAAACACGCGCCCGCATACCCACACCACCACACCACCACACCAAACACACCCACACACGGACAGCCGACAGCCAAACGGACGCCCACACCAAACCGCCAAAACCGCCGACAAGCGGACGGACGGACACGGACAGCGGGCAAACCCACACCCACGCGACACGCACACACACGCGACGAAATAACCGCGCATAACACGCGCACGCGCACCCCCACGCGGTGGCACTTTTTCGCGCCGTTGTCAATAGGTTTTGAAAAAATATTTTTGAAAAAATTTTGCCAAAAATCATTGACAACACCCCGCCCGCCCTTTATACTATACCACGACAACACCCGCCCGCCGTTGTCAACAAAATATAGGGCAAAGGACAAACAAAAATGAAAACCACCAACACCAAACAGCCGAAGACGGCAAGGCAAGCAAACCCCGCAACCGCAAGCAAGCGCAACCGCAAGCAAACCCCGCCCGCGCCCATAACGGACACGGCAAACCCCGCCGAAATTATCACGGCGGACAGCGTGCAAACAATGGGCGAGCGTATAGCGATTAGAGCGTTAAAAACTTGCTACCAAAAAGGCGGACAGCCTTTTATATACTCGTTATATTGCGGACTTGTCGCGGACATCACCGAAAACAAAAAGACGGGCGCGCCGTTGTCGGACGGCTACGACATAGCGCAAAAGGCGAGCGCGCTTTTATGC